ACGCAGACAAACAGAACTTAATCACACAGACAAAGTCCCGTATCGCCAACACCTATGGCGACATTGGCTTGACTGAAGATGCTTTGAACCAGGTTGCAGCCACCGTCGCCCGTACTGGTCTTACTGGTTTGGGTGAGAAGCAGGCTGTTTACAACGTGGTGTTTAAGGCTGGTTCGCCACAGGCGCAGACTGGTCGAGCGTTAAGTGGCGTTGACGCTGACCGCATCAAGCAACTTGGCAAGGCATACAACTTCAATGTTTCTGACAGCCAAATCCAATCCATCCTTACCGGCACACCTGAAGCATCTACTGGTCAAGTGCTGACCGAGGAAGGTTTGCGTCAACGTTTGCAGAAGTATGTGAAGGGTGCGATGCCACAGATCGCAGATCAGATTGATGCTGGTTTGACGTTGGAAGATATTGGTGGAAACTATCGTCGTTATGCGGCACAGTTGTTGGAGCGTTCTGAGGATGAGATTGATATGTTCTCTGGTCCATATTTGAAGGCGTTTGGTACGAAAGAATCGGGTCAGTTGTCTTTGTCTGATTGGATTTCTACGGTTAAGTCTGATCCGACTTTTGGTTGGCAGTATACGAAAACGGCTAATCAGCAGGCTACGGATATTGGTTTGACTTTGGCTAGAGCATTTGGAAAGGTTGGCTGATGAGTGACATTTTTGGTATTCAGGAGCGCATCGCAAACCTGCCACAAACCCCAGGTGCAAGCCCTGTTGGTGGTGGTTCTGTAGTTACTCCTACCGAGCCGACGGAAACCGAAGTTGACCCTATTGCATTTCAAATGGAACAGGACCGTGAGTTTGCTCAACAACAAATTGCTTTGCAAACAACGCAACGTAGGCAGGATGCCCGTTCGACGATGGCTGCGGTTCTTGCGACCTACGGTTTAGGTGATTTGGCTGACTTTGTTTATACCGAAATCATCGCTAAAGAAACCGTCAACATCAACAATCCTGATGCCGTGATCTTTGCTATCCGTGAACAGCCCGCATATCAGAAACGGTTTGCCGGTAACGCTGCACGTCTAAAGAAGGGCTTGTCTGAACTTGATCCAGCTTCATATATCGGTTTAGAAAACCAGTTCCGTCAAACCTTGCAATCCAACGGTTTGCCAGCAAACTTCTATGACCAGACAGATGACTTCAAAGCCTTTATCGAGGGTGACGTTTCCCCATCAGAACTAAACGAGCGTGTTCAGCAGGGTTATCGTGCTGTCGCTGACGCTGACCCAGCGGTTAAAGAGCAGATGAAAAACCTGTACGGGGTGTCCGAAGGGCAGTTAGCTGCATACTTCCTTGACCCGCAACGCACAGCCCCACTACTCACCCGCCAGGCACAGGCCGCCAATATCGCAGCCCGTGGCTTAGAGCAGGGTGGTATTCAGTTGACTGGTCAGTTCGCTGAGGACCTGGCTCGACGAGGTATTACTGAACAGCAGGCTCGCGCAGGCTTCGCTGAAGTCGGCGGGTTAGGCGAACTAAAACAGACTTTCGCGGGTGAAACAGCACTATCGGGTGAACAGTTGGCTGGTGCGGCGTTCGGGATTGATGTCGCCGCGCAACAAGAGTTGGAGCGTAAACGTCGTTTGCGTACAGGTGAGTTCGCTGGTGGCGGATCATTTGCTCGGACAACTGGTGAAACATCAGGCTCCATTTCTACTTCGGTAGGTAAAGCGCAATAGCATACTTGACACTGTCAGGTGAAGTGTGTGTATACTAGGACTGTTCGGTAACGGACACCATTGGAAAGCCCCCGATTTCAATGTGCAAAAGGGGTGAGACTTGCAGCCATTCGGGAACCTCCAGCCGAATGTGGGCAGAAGGAGTGGGTCATGTCAGATGCAAACTACGAGTTTGAGGATGATGCAGTTCAAGACCAGCAGCAATCGAAGGACCCTGTGCGAGCGCACTTGCGGAAACTTGAAGCCGAAAATAAGGCTTTACGTGAGCAGGCAGCGGAAGCAGAGGCAGCCCGACGAGAACTTAACTTCGTGAAAGCGGGCGTAGACCCCAACGATCCGAAGTACAAGTATTTCGTTAAAGGCTACGACGGTGATCTATCACCGGAGGCGATTCGACAAGCAGCAGAAGAAGCAAGTCTCATACCAAGTCAGAACAAGGAAGTGGTTGCTGAACAGCAATCATGGAATCGTGTGGCTCAGGCAGCGAAAGCTGGACAGACGAGCGAACCTCCTGTTGATTACGCTCAACGTATTGCTAATGCAAAATCCACGGACGAAGTGATGCAACTACTGGCCCAGGCGCGAGCCGAAGCAGAACAGTACTAATCACTCCCCTTAGGATTCACATTCTTTGGGGCTACCCCTAAAGGAAATTATCATGGCAATCACTCTTACGAGTAACCTGTCGACTGACCAGGCAGCATACGACCGTATTGCGTATTTCGCTTTGCGTTCGGAAATGTTGTTCGATCAGGCGGCAGACGTTCAAGCAACCAACCAGTCAATGCCTGGTTCCTCGGTGATCTTCACGATCTTCAGCGAACTTGCAGCAGCGACTTCAACCCTTGCAGAATCAACTGATCTCACCCCTGAAACTATGGGTGACAGTCAGGTGACTGTTTCTCTTGCAGAGTACGGCAACACCGTGAACACAACTGCTCGACTTCGTGGAACTTCGTTCTTGGATGTTGATGCAGCAGCAGCGAACCTTATCGGTTACAACGCTGGTGACTCATTGGATCAAGTTGTTCGTGAAGTTCTTGCTGGTGGAACCAACGTTGCATACGGTGGCGGTGGATCATCTGATCCTTCAAGCCGTGTAACGGTTGCAGCAGAAGACATCATTGAAGCCAACGACATCCGTAAGCAGACTGCTGCTCTACGTGCTGCAAACGTTGCAACCTTCAACGGTTACTACATGGGTTACATCCATCCTGACGTGTCATACGACTTGCGTCGTGAAACCGGCAACGCATCATGGAACGCACCTCACGTAGCGGTTGACACAGCAAACATCTACAACGGTGAGATCGGAACCTTTGAATCAGTACGATTCATTGAAACCCCTCGCGCCAAGGTGTTCACCAACGCATCAAACGGAACCAGCACAACTGGAACGATTGACGTGTATTGCACACACATCATGGGTCGTCAGGCGTTGGCTAAGGCTTACAGCCAGATTGACGGAAATGGTGTTGTACCGAAGATCGTTCGCGGTCCAGTGGTTGACTCGTTGATGCGTTTCAATCCAATCGGTTGGTATTGGCTCGGCGGCTATGGCCGTTTCCGCGAAGCTTCGTTGCGTCGCATTGAGTCGTCATCCAGCATTGGTGCAAACGCAGCCTAATTAGTTAGGTTCGTTTAACCCTCCACATTTGTGGGGTGGTCGAGTCCCCTCGCTCGGCTGCCCCACTTTTGTATTTGGTAGTATCTGTTTCATGCCAACGTTTGTTCCTCCAACAGAAAATGCTGTTGTTTATGGTGATGCGTTGAAGCGTGGGATTGAGTGGCGTTTGTGGCGTTTTTATGCTCCGACGTTGCGTGGGAAGAACGTGTACCGGTTGCTTGATGGTTCTTTTGTTGAGGTTCAGCCGAGTGATATGTCTACGGTGAGTCGAGTGTTTTTTGGTGGTCACAGTAATTATGTGTCTGATGTTGAGGCTGATGCGCTGGTTGCTGCTGGTTATAGTGTGTCGTCTGGTGTGTTTGAGGTTGGTTCGTCTTATTCAAGTACCTTAGGGTCTGATGCTGTTTTGGGAGTGTAATGCCACAGTTTAAGAAGTTCACGGCGGAAACTGTTGAAGTTTCTGAGATGAATGATTATCTTGCGTCGCAGGTTGTTGGTACGTTTGATTCGGATTCAGCTCGTAATACTTATTTTGGTTCGGCTGGTGCGTTTACTTTGGTTGAGGGCATGGTCACGTATTTGAAGGATACGGGCGAGTTCCAGGTGTATAAGTCAACAGGGTGGACCACGATTGGTGCTACTGGTTCTACGGGTGCTACGGGGGCTACAGGCGCGTCTGGTGCGACTGGCGCTACAGGTGCGACGGGTCCGACTGGTGCGGCTGCTTCTATTTCTTTGGGTTCGGTTACGACTGGTTTGCCTGGGTCTGATGTTGCTGTTACGAATAGTGGTTCTTCGTCTGCGGCTGTTTTCAATTTTGCTATTCCTCGCGGGTTGACTGGTCCTGCTGGTACGGCTGGTTCTAATGGGGCTACTGGTGCTACTGGTGCGACTGGTGCTGAGGGTCCGCGTGGTGATGCTGCGACGATAAATGTTGGGACGGTTACTACTGGTTTGCCTGGTAGTTCGGTTTCTGTTACGAATGTTGGTAATACGACGGATGCGGTTTTTAATTTTGCTATTCCTCAGGGTGCTACGGGGGCGACTGGTGCTACGGGGGCGACAGGGGCTACGGGTGCTACTGGTCCTTCGGGTTCGGGTTCGGGTGATGCGTTGGTTGGTTCGACGAACACGTTTACTACTAACCAGATTATTTCTGGTTCTACTACGGCAGCGTTGTTGCGTATTACGCAGACTGGTACGGGTAATGCGTTGGTGGTTGAGGATTCGGCTAACCCTGACTCGACACCGTTTGTTATTGATGCGAACGGAAACCAGTTGCTTGGTACAACTGCGTTGCGAAGTGTAGGTGGCAGTTTCCAGACCTCCATAGCAGGACAGATTTTTAATGAGCAAAGTGATACAACTGGTTTAACGGCTTACACCTCTGTTCTGAACAGGAACGATTCAAATGCTCACCGTTTTGTTTTGGGTAGAACTAGAGGGTCTGTTGCTGGTGCTGTAACCACACTTACAAATAATGATGGTATTGCTCAGTTGATGTTTGCTGGTGCTGATGGCACAACTGTTGACCCTGTTGCAGCACAGATTATAGTAAACGTTGATGGCACTGTTTCTACTGGTGTTGTTCCGGGTCGTATTACTTTTCAAACCGCTTCGTCTGCTGGAACTTTGACGGAGCG